AAGCTACTAACGCAAGTAACTAAAGTATACCCCTGTGCTGTATCTTCAACGTAAGTGTAGATACTGGTTGTAACTTTGTTAGTTGCCACAAAGTTATTTTCTACAACGTTCGTTGTGCTTAGGTAATCCCCAGGACTAAATAACTGTGTTGCATCACCAGCTACATAAAATTGATTAGCCGTTGGCGCTGGCTGTCCGCTTGGTGTTGCTATTACTGTGGCAGGCAAACTAAAATCAGCCTCGTAGTTCCAATCACACCAAACTGGAGACGGAAAAATTTCGGTAGTGTACCCAGTTGAACGTTGTGCACCAATCGCTTGACCTGCGTCATACCAAATTGAGTCCTTGACGTTGTAAATAATCGCGTCTGTACATTCAGTTGCAGTACCACGGGGATAAAAGAACCAAATCTCATTGTAACGAGGGACCTTGGTTGCCCAAACTTTTTGTCGTTGTAAGAAGTTAAGGTTGTCAAACAACCAGTTAACGTTTTTATCGTTTGGCAATACAGATACGTTACCGTTGTATTGATAGAACCGGTCAACACCCATCCAATAGTGCACACCACCCATTTCCACTACGGCGTTAGATGATATGATTGAGATTTGGCCACCAACTATGTCATATCTCCAATACAAAGGCGCTTGACCTGTAAAGGAAACACGAATCAAACTGTCTGTTGCCCAAAACAAACCAGACGGTGCGTTTGTACCACCGCGCATAGGTAAGCCCCTAATGATCTTAGAAGCTGACATGTTTACCGCGTTGGCAAACGGACCGTTCCAATCAAACTGAGATTGGGTTGCGTAGTTTGAAATATCAACGTTATTGTTGATAATCAAACCGTTTGAACCGTAAGCAAAAATAAATGGGTACAAACAAACCACACCACCGTCAACCTCAATTGGTTTATACGTTGGGTTTTGTCCTGCGCTGTCAGATAAGCCTTGGAACTCCCATTGGCTGTTTGCGTTTGGTGTAATTGGACCAATCAAAAGCTGAGTTGGGCGCCCAGAGTCAATGTTTTGTAAGTTTGCGCCAGGGGATGCAATAACGTTTAGTTTGCCGCCAGTTGGGCTATACTGAATATCAAACTGCCAAGTATAGTTCGGATTAGGCAAAAACGCATTGTTTGCAATGTATACCTGTGCGTACGTCGTTGGTGTGCTTAAAGACGGGCTAAAGGTTACGGTTGTTTGAGTTGATCCAGAGTCAAATGAAACAGCCGTAACGGTGTACGTAGGTGGCGCAATATCCTGAGTAAAACACACTTTTGTACCTACGGGGTATATTGCTGTTTTATCACCAACAACCACAAACTGATTTGTGGTATTAGATACCAACGGAACGGGTGAGTATCCAACCAAAACAATCGCGTCGTATGGTCCGGCACCAGCTCCAAGTGTTGTGCCGCTTGTAAAAATTTGAATACCGCTGCTATATCCAATAAAGATGTAGTTAACACCGTTTTGTGGGGACGAAATCATTCCCCGGCCGATACCGGCTTGTGTCCTAAACAAAGCTCGATAGCCGCCCATTTTCTTTGGTCGGCCACGTTGGAAACGACACCACACACCATCCGTAAACTCACTGGATTCAAACTGGGTGCCATCTCGTTTGATGCCAGCGACAACGGCTAGTGTGTATATCTTTCCAAAGTTATCTTGGACTTCATCTGCCATTAGAACTGTCCGCCGCTAATCAACGCTGCGTTAAATTGAGCCGGTGTAGACACTTGCGGGCTCAAAGAGTTAGAACCATCAAACTTCATAATTTCTGCTGAGTTTGCGGTTAAACCTAAAATACTTGTCCCTTGTAAATACATACCGGTTGCCACGTCTGTTGTAAATGAAAAAGAAGGTGAACCGGCGCTACCATTTTGTGCGTAAAAAACATTGGTTGTTGACGATGTAAGTGGAAACAGTGTGTTGCCGTCGCTTAAAACAGTAATAATCTGTCCGTTAGAAATTGTTAACGGAGCAGCAGAACTTCCCTCAATACTAAAAGAAAGGTTATATGCAGAAGAACCCGTAGAGTTACTTAGAATATAAATCTGAGTAACCGCAGGAAACACAACGTTTAACGTCTGCGTTCTTGTTCCTGAGTTAGAAACATAGGTCTCAATAATTGGTGCGTACTGAACCAGGTTAAATGTGTTGCCTGGAATTGCATCTACGTCATATACAGCGGAAGTGAACGTTACGTTTGTTGGTGTTGCTAATCCAACCGTAAAGAAACTAGATGTTTGTGGCTGATAAATAATCCAACCTGAGTCACCTGGGTTTGTACTAATACTTGGCGCGTTGTTGATTTGAGAAGGAGATTGAGGCGCCAGCGTTAGTGTACCAGTTCCGTTGTTCCTAAAACCAATATACCAACCTGTATTAATCGTTGATGTAGATGGTAGGTTAATTGTTCCTGTTCCACCGTTCCAAATAATAGTACTAGCTCGAGTTGTTTCGCTTAGTGTGGGTGGGCTTGTTACCGCAATAATGTTTTCAGATGTAACTAACTTACCACCTTCTGCTGATAAGCCAGCACCTGCTAACGTAGCTGCGTCAGCAAAAGATGTACCAGCACCAAAGGTTACGTTACTCCAAACACCACCTTGTGTTGTGTTGTCTGTTAAGTAAAAATAAACAGCAACACCTGGTAAAATGTTTACAGATCCACCACCAACAAAGTTAACAATATTAACTGCGTTACTACCAAGGTTTCTAAACAGAATATCCGAACCAAGAGAGCCTTGGGTGGCATCTGGAAGAACGATAGATAACCCAGTTGTGGTTGCCACAATGTCCATAATTCTGGACGCAGGAACTTGCTCACTATTTACAACAGATGGCCAATACAGGTTTGTGTTGGTTGAAAAACTTAAATAGTAGTAAGATACATCCGTCGGAGTGACAACAGTGCCAGTAAAAGGCGACTGAATAAATGGTGAGTTGTATATGGTGTTATCTGTGGTCATGTCTTAAGGTTCCTGTACAGTCGTGTTGCGATCAACGCGACGAGCGTTATCTTCATCTTTAATCGCTTTCATTTCGGCATCGTAATAGCCTTTCCATGAAGCCATTTTGTCTAACGCTTTTAAGTATGTCATTGCATGGTACATGCAACCGTATAGCATTAGTTGAGGTGTTTCTTGAGTAAACAAGTTTTGTTGGTTTTGTGAATCAAGTGGCTGAATTTCTGAGTAGTAGATGATTTCCACTGGATATGTTTTATCTGGCGCTGGTGCAAAGGCCCAGTTGTTGAAATCGTAATCTGCATAATATAGTGGCTGCCCCGGAGATGATTCAGATTGATACTGTGCAATGTAATCCTGTGAGCGAATTAACATCGGCTTGCCATTGGTCTTCATTGACACAGTTTTCTTCCAACGAGCTGGCTTATTCAAAATAACTTGATTTTGTGCCAGCGTTGTTTCAACCACAGTCAATTGCAAATAAGTCTTCAAAGCCGCGGCAATTGAAGACTCAGTCAATGCAATAATGGTTGGAATTGTGTCAATAAACTCTTGGTCAGTACGCTCAGAGTAGTTCAAAATTTGAGTGTACAAACTATCATACGTCATAACAACCGCGTTGCTTACCGGTATGATAATGTCCTGTCCGTCAATGGTTACTGTTGTCATCTTGTGTAATAGCTAATGTTTGGTTGGAAGTAGATAGGTGACTTGTCACGCTCTTCGTTGTTAGCCTGCATAAATAGTTTTTCAGCTTGCAATTCCAAGTATTGAATACGTTGTAAATCAACACCAGGTATTTGCATTGACAACTTGTGTGACAACGATGCTTGCACAGAACCAATCCAACGATCTGGTACGTAGATTTGATTTGTCAACGTACCAACATCTTGCATTTGTTTTTCAATCAAAAGCTGGAACATCTGGAAGTCATTGTTTGGAACAGGCCACAGGTACATTGAAGGCTCAATGGTGCGGTCATACCAATATTGTAATGAACGAACAGATGGGAATTGTTTGTTGGGAAGATTCCAGTAATCGTCGCGGTTTAGGCGTGCTAGTGGAATGACTTGCTGCGACTGTGAGAATACAATCTGACGCAAAGAAAACGTTGTGGCAACTGTTTCGCGCAGACGATAGTATGAGTGCTGCGGAGTTGTGTTGATATTAAAGTACGCCCATTGACCGTCTTGCAATGTGGTCGCGGGGAAGATTTGTTGTGTGGTCCAAGTAACGCCATCAGCGCTTGTCTCATACGCAAAGTTGTATGTGGTTGTAGCTAAACCATTACCTGGAACATACGCATTAAAACCTACGTAAAACACCGACTGAGAAGGAGTAAACGCCGCA